CCCGCAGACATTCCATACGATGATGCTATATCAAACTGGCCTTCAAGATCATCAGGTTTAGCAAAAGCTAATAATTCTTTTTCTTCGTCATTTTTTCCGATCTTAAATCCAAATAAACTAAATTGTGCCATAATATATCCTATTGATTGTTTTATTTTTCATATATATTTCTCTAATAATCATCGTCCATTGTTAAATCAAAATCATCGTCCAATGCATTTTTTTCTCTTTGTAATTTTGCGCCTTTGCCAATCCAATTGTCAGCGCTCATGGTGCGACTCTCAGGATCAGAAGTTATATAATTGGTTGTATACCATTGATATTCAAATGTTGCTGTAAATTCTTCAATTGCATTTGTCGTATCCCATGATACGGGAATATCCGTTAATGTCAATGGATATAACCCCCAAAATGTATATTTTTTTATAGGATTTCCATTTTTTGCAAATTGAGTTAAGGTAGCTGAAGATTGATAATCGAGTGGGCCTGTTTTGTTTTGATTTACCTGTGCTGTTCTTCCGAGTTTCACGTGTCCAGAAATATAATCAGACCATCTTTCTAATGCATTTCTCAATTTAAAATCTTCATCATTAAGAAAAGTACATGTCCATTGTGGATATGTTCTTTCCCCTGCAAATTTAAAAACTCTACCAAGATAATTTACTGTTGCGGAAGTTGATATAGATGCTGGAAGAAATGTTGTTTTAATGTTATAATTTGTTCTAGTAGAAGATGTCCAAGGCCACACAATATCCACTTCAAATAGATTGGGTGCTGCACCACCATATTTTAGCGCTTTTGATCTAAATTCATCTACATTGAATGCCACGAGATATCAACCTGTAAAGTGTTTAAAATTATTAACTATTTATCTGATTATAACTATTTATCACGCAGCAGCTGCAATAATATCACCGGCCTTTGCGGAGTTGCCAGCCTCAGTTTTTTCTAGAAAATAATCATATCTCCAAGTTACAGTAAATTCTTGAAATCCTTCTGTGCCCCAATCTAATGCAATATCACTTATATTTACTGGCCAAGCCTGTATTAATTTATAAGTTATCGTTTTTTCTCCATCTTTTTTTAATTGAGTAACGGACAAATCTCTATAATCAGAAGCAGTTTTATTAAATGGTCCATATACAGAAGTTCTTGATCCATCAATTGCTCCCGCCATTTGTCTCATCCATGTTATTAACTTCTGTCTTATTTCACCATCATCATTTAAAAATGTCGTATTCCATA